GTCATCAGTTGAAATAAGGGCAAACATAAGATCAGCAGTAGCAGGCAACCCAAAGGACTCACTAGTATCAGTAAGCTCCACATCAGAGCTGCCATAACCAGAACGAGTGGTCTGGGTGGCAGATACGATAGGGACGTTTGCCTCGCAAGCGAGTCCTCTAAGTTCTTCAGCAATTGCCTTGACAACTGTATATGAATTGACATTGCTACCTGCGCGATATCTTTGGGAAGCGCATATATTAAGGTAATCAACAAAAATAATATCAGGTCTAAATGATTTCTTAAGTGCGAGTTCATTAAGAAGTGACCTAAAGTGGCCAGCATGTGCAGTTGCCGTTGGATACTCTTTAATAATTAGCGAACCTTGAGTCTTTTGTGCAAGTTTTGTTACTTTATCTTCAAACATTACCTTAGGAAGATCTGTTATCTCTTGTATTGGTACATTAAGAAGGTTTGCATCAATTCGCTCCGCAATCTTTTCTTCAGCCATTTCAGCCGTAATATATAACACGTTCTTTCCATCAAGGAGTGCCGCAGAAGCGACATGACACATAAACAAAGATTTACCAACACCAGTGCCAGCCAGAGCAATATTAAGCGTTTTGTTAGGCAAACCACCTTTTGTAATCTTGTTGAAATATTCCAGATCAAACTTGATCTTGTCTTCCTTACGGTGGTATGATTCATAACGTTCCTCATAATCAATTAGATAATCATGACCAATGTGAGTGTCAAAGGAGACTGCCAGAGCGTCTGAGAGGATGCCTGGGATAGCATCTCTATCCTTATCTTTATCCTTTCCATCAGCAAGAGCGATGGACTCCATCAGTGCCAGATAAATTGCACGATCACGACACCACTTTTCTGTAGTGTCACAGAGCCATTCAAATTCTGACTGAACTTCTTCCAAAGAAGATACGAGGTTTGTTATCTCTTTGAAGTTTTGATCATTGATGTCTTGTCTTTTTTCTACTTCAATACAGACAACTTCGATTGTCGCTGGTTGATTATACTGTTCTACAAAAGATCGAATTTCTTCAAAGATAATCTTTTGATTATTATCTTCAAAGTATTCTGATTTAATAAAAGGAATTACCTTCCTAAGATATTGCTCATTGTGTATGAGATTTCTAAGAATTAGAAACTCAACTTTCTCCATAACTAAACTCCTTCATGGCAATTTGATCAAGTTTTTCCATCACTTCAGGAGTGAAGTAAGTTTCGGGATCTTTTAGGATCGCCTTAGCATACACCTTTTTAGTCTCACCGTCAACGGTCATCTCATATCGACCGGCAACGTTTTTCCAGAGTCCTCCTAGTTCACCCAACTCCAGGAGACCATAATACCTATCAAGACCCCGCTCATCATAATAAAGGCGTATTGTGACATCTTTATTCTCCTTACTCAAACGCGATTTAGCAGTCTTAGCCTTGATAAGATTTCCGACGACTGCCGTTCCATCTTTCTCTTTCTTCTTGCTGAGATAGATGATTGTACTTGCTGCGTACTTGAGGCCAGAACCTCCTCCCATTTCTTTTGTAGGGACATAAGCGCCAATGACATCATAGGTATGGTTGGTAACAAGGAGTGGAATGTTTGCTTGTCCCAGTTTCAGAGTAAGCATACGAAATGCACCTTTGACAAGTTGAGATTTGGTCATGTCCCTAACCTGCTTGTCATCAAGAGCATCACGAATTTCTTTCTCTGTGGAAAGCATACCAAGAGAGTCTAGCACAAACATACAGGGTTTGCGCTCGTCTTCAGATTTTTTTAAGTATATGTCTACTGCTTTTAGTGCTTTGGTACGGAACTCCTCAATCGTTACGACATTAACAACGACAAGACGCTCAAGATCTATCCCGCGACTTGCGATAAGAGATTTGTTAACAGCGGCTTCAGTGTCAAAATATAGACAATACCCATCAGGATTAGCATCAAGAAAGTTTTTGACGACTGCCAAACTAAAGAAAGTTTTGCCAGTGCTAGACTCGCCAGCAATGGCAGTAATCTTATTCCCAGATACACCGCCAAATATGCTACCTGAAACGAGTCCGTTAAAAATGTACGAACCCGTGTCCACATACTGTTCTGTGTCGTCGATGTCTCTTGCGAGTTTGGTGTAGTCATCTCCAATCTCTTTTACAATTTCTTTTAAAAAATCCATAATTACAATACAAATCCAAATTCTTCACGGGCAATTTTCTTATAAGGTCCACCTGGATTGGCATCTCTAATCTCCTTGATTCTTACAAGTTTTTGATATAAAGCAGCATCTCCACCAAGGCGAAGGGCACTTACAATCGTAGCAAGTTCTTTGTCGTTAATAGGCAGTTCCATTATCCAAAAAATAGTTCTAAGTTTACAGTTTTTTCCACGTTCCAACCAATCGCATCCAAGATAGCCTTAAGAGGTTCGACAAAACTCTTTTCAAATTGTAAGTCATAGTCAATGTACTTGTCAATTCCAAGTTCATGAGGGAAGTCTTGAATGAAAGAGATGATGTTCTCGTGAATGATATTTGGTTTTTTAAGATAGCAAAACTTGATCTTCTCTCCATTTTGAATGAGAGAGTATTTGTTAGTCAGATTTTTTTCTTTGATGTAGTGGTTAAACAGAAGGGCACCACGACAGTGAATCGGAGTTCCCTTAACATAAATGTCAGAGTTTGACTTGTACTTTGTTACATCAGAAACTGAGCGTGGGAATGAGATTTGTTCTGGTGGCAGACTTTTAAACTCTGCCCGAGACTTATCAATAAAGTCAATCACATCTTCTTCAGTTCCACTCATCATCAATTTCAATGCATCTTTAATCATCTTCCTACAAGGTGCAGGAGTAGATGATTTAACGGCTTCAATACCCATCATCTTAAGTTTAGGTTCAGAATACTGAACACCTTCACTGTTCCATACGTTGAGAATGTATCGCTTCTTTGCAGTCCAGATACCACGATCAGCAATATTCTCACGCTTCATTTGCATTTTCTGGTCGTATGCCGAAACATACGTCGCCAGATTTTTGTAACACTTTTCGATATAGGGTTCAAACTTTTCTTCGCAGATCTTGTTAAGTAAGGAAACAACTGCTGTTTTGTCGCTAGACTTATTACTAAAAAATTTATCAACAAGAGGTCCAAGATTAAGATAAATTGAATCTGTGTCAGATGCAATAACGTAATCCTCGTCGGATGTAGACAACAGTTTATTTAGATACTGATTCATCTTTTGCTCAATCCAACGGATAGAGACTTGACCAGAAAGCGTAATCGCCTCCGCATTGGCCAGTTTATAGTACCTAAAATACTGATTACCGATAGCACCATAAGCAGAGTTGAGTGAGATCTTCTTTGCCATCTGGATATTGTTGCAACGGGCGATCTCTTTCTCCAATGCTTTAGTAGGTGTCTTTTCATATGCCTGCTTTGCCTGAAGCATTCGCTTCTTAAAAATTACCCTCTCATTATACATCTTGTCCATAAGTTCTGGTAAGAATCCACGGACATCTTTGCGGAACATTGCACCATTGGCACATACCGCATTGTTTTTGTACAACTCAAAGTTTATTTCTTCATTAAGGATTCTATCAACTGTAGCCGTTGGATGTCTTTCCTCCAGTAGCGTTTCTGGTGAGATGTTGTACTGCATGATAAGATGAGGATAGAGGCTATTAAGGTCAAAACTAACCACCCAATCATACTTTCCAGGAGTCGGTTCCTTGACATAAGCACCTGCGTACTTTTCGTTCTTTTGAGATTTGTTCTTAGGAGGAATTACAATGTCTCTTTTCTTGAAATAGTTGTAAATGATGTTGTCCCACATGCGGACTTGATAGAACACGTCCACGTAATTGACTTTAGCATCATATGCCATTGTCAATGCAAGTTCAATCAACTTCATCTTGTCTTCCAATCGGTCAACAAGTTCCACGTCAATTATATTGTACTCAATGAACTTTTGCCACCCCTTTGTATAAAAATCTTTAAACGTATCAAACTCAGAGTGGTCTAACTTTTTCTGACCCAACTCAACCTCAGCTATGTAGTCGAGGCGATATGATTCTTGTGCTTTATATGTGAATTTCTTATACAGGTCGAGATAATCAAGTTGAGTCAACCCACCAACATCAAAGGTAATATGTTTCCTACCTTTAACAAAGATTTCTCCCTCAGTCACCAGACCCCAGTTGGAGAAACGCTTCATCAACTTCTCTCCAAGCACCCTATTGAGACGCTTACAGATGTATGGGATATCGAACAGTTGAATGTTCCAACCAGTCACCACGTCAGGGACATCTTGCATCCAATGATTAATAAAGTGGCTCAGCAGTTCTTGTTCTGAGGGACAATGATAGTAAG